ATGAACAAGTCCTATCCCGTCCTGCCGCTGCGCGACATCGTTGTCTTTCCGCACATGATCGTTCCGCTGTTCGTCGGCCGCGACAAGTCGGTCGCGGCGCTGGAAGCGGCGATGGCGGCCGACAAGGAGATCTTCCTGGTCGCCCAGCTCGATCCTGCCCAGGACGATCCCAGCCGCGACGACCTGTATGACATGGGTGTCACCGCCGAAGTGCTGCAGCTGCTCAAGCTGCCCGACGGCACCGTGCGCGTGCTGGTGTCGGGCAAGGAGCGCGCGTCGCTCGAATCCCTGGAGGAGACCGACGGTTTCCTGAGTGCCGAGATCGCGCCCGTAGAGGAGGTGGAGGCCGAGGGGAGCGAGGTCCAGGCGTTGATGCGCTCGGTCGTCGACCAGTTCGAGAACTATGCCAAGCTCAACCGCAAGCTTCCGTCCGAGACGGCGGGCCAGCTTGGCGAGTTGGAGGACCCGTCGCGTCTCGCCGATGCGGTCGCCGGCAACATTGCCGTCAAGGTCGCGGACAAGCAGTCGCTGCTGGTCGAGGGCGATCCTGTCAAGCGGCTGGAGATGGTGTTCGCCTTCATGGAAGGCGAGCTGGGCGTGCTCCAGGTCGAGAAGAAGATCCGCAGCCGCGTGAAGCGGCAGATGGAGAAGACCCAGCGCGAATATTACCTTAACGAGCAGTTGAAGGCGATCCAGCGCGAGCTCGGCAACGAGGGCGAGGAAGGCGAAGGCGACGAAATCGCCGAGCTGACCCAGAAGATCGCGACGCTGAAGCTGTCGAAGGAAGCGCGTACCAAGGCGACCGCCGAGCTCAAGAAGCTCAAGACTATGGCGCCCATGAGCGCCGAGGCGACAGTCGTCCGCAACTATCTCGACGTGCTGCTGGGCCTCCCCTGGGGCAAGCGCTCCAAGCTCAAGAGGGACCTGCCGACCGCGCAGGCCGTGCTCGACCAGGATCATTATGCTCTGGAGAAGGTCAAGGACCGGATCATCGAGTATCTCGCGGTCCAGGCGCGCACCAACAAGCTGAAGGGGCCGATCCTGTGCCTCGTCGGCCCTCCGGGCGTCGGCAAGACCTCGCTCGGCAAGTCGATCGCGAAGGCGACCGGGCGTGAGTTCATCCGCCAGTCGCTGGGCGGCGTGCGCGACGAGGCCGAGATCCGCGGCCATCGCCGCACCTACATCGGCTCGCTGCCGGGCAAGATCGTGACCAACCTGCGCAAGGCCGGTGCGTCCAATCCGCTGTTCCTGCTCGATGAGATCGACAAGCTCGGGCAGGATTTCCGTGGCGATCCGGCCTCGGCGCTGCTGGAGGTGCTCGATCCCGAGCAGAACGCGAAGTTCAGCGACCACTACCTCGAGATCGATATCGATCTTTCGGACGTGATGTTCGTGTGCACGGCGAACTCGCTCAACCTGCCCCAGCCGCTGCTCGACCGCATGGAGATCATCCGGCTGGAAGGGTATACCGAGGACGAAAAGGTCGAGATCGCCGAGCGTCACCTGATTGCCAAGCAGATCGACGCGCATGGCCTGAAGGAAGGCGAGTTCACGCTCACCAACGAAGGCCTGCGCGACCTGATCCGCTACTATACGCGGGAAGCGGGTGTGCGCACGCTGGAGCGTGAGATCGCCAAGCTCGCCCGCAAGGCGCTGCGTCGTATCCTGGAGGGCAAGGCGGAGAGCGTCACCGTGACGCCTGAGAACCTGCACGAGTTCGCCGGTGTCCAGAAGTACCGCTTCGGCGTTGGCGAGGAGGAGCATCAGATCGGCGCCGTCACGGGTCTCGCCTGGACCGAGGTGGGTGGCGAGCTGCTCACGATCGAGTCCGTCACCGTGCCCGGCAAGGGCGCGATCAAGACCACCGGCAAGCTCGGCGAGGTGATGAAGGAGTCGGTCGAGGCGGCGATGAGCTTCGTGAAGGCACGCGCGCCGACCTATGGCATCAAGCCGAGCCTGTTTCATCGCAAGGACGTCCACGTCCACTTGCCCGAGGGCGCCGTGCCCAAGGATGGACCCTCGGCAGGCATCGGTCTGGTCACTTCGATCGTCTCGACGCTGACCGGTGTTCCGGTGCGGCGCGAGGTGGCGATGACCGGCGAAGTGACGCTGCGCGGCCGGGTGCTTCCGATCGGCGGCCTGAAGGAGAAGCTGCTCGCCGCCCTCCGCGGCGGCATCAAGACGGTGCTGATCCCGCAGGAGAACGAGAAGGATCTCGCCGAAATCCCGGCGAACATCCGCGAGAACCTTGAGATCGTGCCCGTCAGCCATGTGGACGAGGTGTTGCGCCTGGCGCTCACCGGTACGCTGGAGGCCATCGACTGGACGGATGCGGACGAGCTGGCGGTGCAGCCGCCGGCCGCAGTCCCCGGCATCGGCGAGGTGCGCCACCACTGATCGAGAACGTCCGCGGGAGCGGGTGGGGCGGCGGTATGCCCCGCCCGCTCCCGTAGCGGTGCGGCGGGATGCCGCATCCTGCCGTCCACGCGGGGCGATTTGCTTTGACAGTGCGGGGGAGAGGCGCATTAACTGCGCCCGCTGCCGGGGGGGCGGTTCGGCCGGCACTGCCGCGCCCTGCTCCCCAACGACAAAAAGGGGTTTGAACGAATGAACAAGCAGGAGCTGATTGGTCAGGTCGCCGATCTGTCGGGGCTGGGCCGCGGTGATGCGACCAAGGCGGTTGAGGCGGTGTTCGAGTCGATCTCGGCCGCGCTCAAGAAGGGCGACGAGGTACGTCTGGTGGGCTTTGGCACCTTCTCGGTCAGCAAGCGCAAGGCCTCGACGGGCCGCAACCCCCGCACGGGCGAGCCGATGACGATCAAGGCTTCGTCGCAGCCCAAGTTCAAGGCAGGCAAGGGCCTGAAGGACTCGGTCAACTGATCGATCTCGCGGGTTTTTGGGCAAGGGGGCTGGACAGGCCGTTTTCCGCAGCCTAAAGGCCCGCTTCCCGTTTCGCCGAAAGGCGCATGGGCGCGTAGCTCAGTGGTAGAGCACTGTGTTCACACCGCAGGGGTCGCTGGTTCAATCCCAGCCGCGCCCACCAGGTTAAGTCATTGCTATCCGGTCATTTTTAGGTCTCCCTTTGAAGGGCCGGATAGTGAGACTTCGGCGCAGGTTCTGCGCATCGCGCCAGGCGCGGCCGCTTCTATTTCACCGATGATGTCCTCTAGAGCCGCGCGGACCGTCTCGAATCGGCCGATCGCGTAGGTCTCGGTCGTGCTTCCGGCGCCGTGACCCATGAAGCCTTCCAGATCCCACTTCGCGACGCCGCGGTTGCGCAGGATCGTTGCGAGGCTGTGCCGCAGGATGTACGGCTTCCACTCCCGGCCGGTCGGCAGGCGGAGCTCCTCGAGCATCGTGCGCCAAGACGTGTCGACGTCCTGCACGGGTCGCCCGAAGTAGTTGACCAGGTAGCCCGCGCCCCTGCGATTCGCGCCATCCAGCTTCTCGTACGCGGCGAGCTCGGCCGTGAGCCACTCCGCCAGGATCGGTAGGACCGGCAGGGTCGGGCGGAACTTCTTTGTTTGCGCGCGGCCGAACGGGTTGAGGTCCAGTGTCGGCGATCCCAGGAACCACTGTTCCCGCTCAGGCGCAACGCAGATATCGACAACAGCATCGGGGCGGGCGAGCGTGCATATCGACGCGACCAGAAAGGCGTGCAGCGAGGTGCGCTTCTTGCCAGGCTCGGCTGCGTACCGGACCATTCGCGCCAGCACCGGCACGTCGACTCGGTGGCGGCGGGGACGGGACACCTGTTTGCGCGGAAGTGGTCTGTACACCGGTCGGCGCTCCGATCGCGGTGGATCCGCGTCGGCGGCGTGGTTGAGCACAGCAGCCAGCTGCAGCACCGACTCCTCGGTGCTTGCGGCGGAGCGCGCCCGCGAGGTCGTGATTTCGCCTTTCTTGTTTCGCCACACGACGGGCTGGTCTTTCGACCAGGCGCGGAACGCCGCGATGAATGGGGTTCCACACGCCACTGCGCAGCTGGTCTCAAGCCCGTACATGCCGGCGCGGGTTTCCTCTGCCTGGAGGAAGTCCAGAACGTGCTTCAGGCGCGCGCGAATGGTGTCCGCAGAGGGCTGCAGATCGCCCCACTCAAGCCGGTAGTCGGCGATGGCGTCGCTCAGCAGGTAGGCTGCGGCGGAGGCAAGGGGCTGGCCACAGACGTAGCAGAAGGCGGGCGCTTCCTCGCGATCGGCGAGGTAGCGCCGGTCGCATGCTATGATCGCTTGTTCGGCGTCATCAGTGCCCGTTGATGCGCTTGCCTCGCGTCGCGCCTCGGGATCGTACCAGAAGACATACCAGCGGGGCGACCGTTCAGAACCGTCTGCACGCCGGAGCTTGTCGACCCAGTATTTTCCGCGGCGATAGAGCGGCGGCGGGCGTCCCGGCATTTCGTCTGTTCCTTGAGATATTCGGATTTGGCTTGGTGGGTGAGGTCGAAAAGGCCGAGGCTGGCGAGCAGGTCGAGGTCGGCCGGTTCCAGGCGGATGCCCTTGCCGATCTCGGCCGCCCGGCTGAGCCGTTGGTCGAGGCGGACGATGGAGGGTGCGGTCATCTTCTCTTCTTCGTTGGAGCCCGATCGGGCAGGAGCCGCAGCTGCCAGCCTTCCGCGGGGTGCTGTCGATCGAGCGCCTGGCAGGCGCCGCAGGTGCAGCGTTGCGGTGTGGCCGGCGGCTTCGGCACCGTCAGATCCCGAGCGCTTGCTTGTAGGTGTCGAGCAGCATCTCAGCTTCGTCGCGGTGGTGCTTTTCCATGCGGCGCAGCTTGATGACGGCGCGGATGGTCTTCACGTCGAAGCCGGCGCTCTTCGCCTCGGCGTACGTATCGCGGACATCGTCGGCGATGCCCTGCTTTTCCTCTTCGAGGCGTTCGATGCGTTCGATCAGCAGCCGGAGCTGCTCGGCCGAAATGTTGTCGCTCATGAGGGTTCCTAGAGGCCGAACGGGACGAGGAGGCCGGGACCGTCGGTCAGGCGGTCCAGCACGAAGGTGAAGGCTTCGCCGACAGCGAGGCTGGCGAGGACGAGCGCGATCTTGCGCCGGTCGGACATGGGCCGGGAGAGCGCGGCAGGCGTGCAGCGGTCGCAGCGGCAGGCGAGGGTGTGGATGGCGGGCATGTCAGCGTCGCTCAGCGAAGGCGCGCGCGAAGATCGCGGCGAGCAGGAAGGGTGAGATCAGCAGCGCGCCGGCGACCACGGCGATCACGCGGGCTCGGCGCCAGCGGCGGGGCTGTGCGGCGACGATCATGCGCCCTGTCCCCGGGCGGCGGCGCACTGGCTGCAGCGGGTGGGCGTCGCCCAACTGCACGGGCCGTACTGTTCGTGGTGGCACGCGTCCCACTGGCTGCAGCCGCAGTTCTGGCAGACGCGCGGGTGCGGCGTGGGGCCAGCCAGCTGGTAGTAGACGGCGGGATCGAGCGGGTAGCAGGTGGCGAGCCGCTCGATCGGCCGCGCCTTGCGCGCGACCACCAGGTCGACCTCAAGCAAGCGGACGAAGGCGCGGGCGGCGGCGCGATCGGCGAAGGCCGGCGCGAGCATGGTCGCGACATCCTCCACCGACAGGCCGGCAGCCTCGCGCCGCAGCCGCAGATAGGCGGCGGGGCGCAGGCGGGGCGCTTCGGCGGGCGGCGTGGCGGGTGCGGGCAGGATCGGGCTGTGCATCATCGGGGAGGGCCTTCTTCACAGACAAGCGGGGGGCGTTCCCGGCTGCGGGGGAGCCGTGGCCGGGTGGCGGGAGCGGAACGGGGAAGAGCGTGCGGCCCGAGGCCGCGTCAGATCAGCCGCTCATGGCGGCGTCGGTAGGCGGTAAGGCAGGGTCGGCGTCGTTCGCCGGCTCCCGCGCGTCGTCGTTGGCGTGGCGTGGACGGGTGCAGCCCAGCGCGGGGTTGCCGACCGGCAGGTGGATGCCGGCCCGCGGCTTGGCGCTGGGGCGGATCGTGCGGATGACCGAGAGCTGCGCCACGAAGGTGTGGCCGCAATCGTCATCGTCACAGCGATAGCGCAGCTCGCGCACCAGCGGCGTCAGCTGCTCGCTGGTGCGGACCAGCGAGCGCGCGCCGCAATGCGGGCAGTGGATGCTGGGAATTCGGTTCTTGCCAGTTGGCGTCTTCATTGGGCTCCCCCCATTTTCGTGACGTTCGGCCCCGCGCCGAACGGCAGGAAAGTTCTGAGGCGCCGCATCAGCGCGCCCATGGCGCCGTGCGCCTCTTCGGCCTCCGCCAGGGCGCGGTGCACGTCGCGCTCGCCGGCGTTCGGCTTGATGACGGCGATAGTCGCCTCCGCGGCCTCACCGAACTCGCGCGAGGCGCGGGCGAGATCGTCGGCAAGGCGCAGCTGGCAGGCGGCGTGCTGGGCGACTTCCTCTCCCAGCAGCTCGGCATAGACTTCGTAGAGCGGCGCGCCGTCGCCGCCCGCAGCGCGATAGGCCGCGTCGAGCGCGATCGCCTGGGGCAGGCTGGGCGCGAGGTCGCTGTCCGGGTCCATCCACTTGTAGATGCGGCGCTCCGCGCGACCGGCGACGTTGGCCGCGGCGGGTACGCCGAGCACGCCCACGATCTTCGTGATCGCGTGCGGGATAGTGAGGGGGGTGCGCGGCTTGGTCATGGCCGCACCGTGCGGGGCGAAATGGCGCGTCGATCGCCCGAGACGGTCGACGCGCCACCGCCTACCAAGCCCCCAGGCGCGGAGAGGGAAGCAGGGGGCTCGGCGGGATAGAGATCGGGGCGAAGCAGGTGGCGGGAGACGCCGGTCGCGCGTTCGACGGTGAGGACATGCTCGGCAGGAAGATGCTTGCTGTCGCGCAGCCATCCGTGGACGGTCGATTGGCGGCGACCGATGAGGCGAGCAAATGCTGACTGCGTTCCGGCCACCCGTACAGCAGCCGCAAGCGGCGTGTTGATGTGACGTTCTACTCCCATGCACGTTGCGCTAACGGCAAAACGTTAGAAAGGCAAACGGTAAAACGGTGTGGCGCGCTATCGGCTCGCCGTTAGACCTATCGGCATGCTTATCCCGGCCCGTATCGAAGAACGTCTAGTGGCGGTGGGCATCTCTCAGGCAGAGCTCGCCCGTCGGGTGTCTGTTCGCCAGAGCAGCATCAACGCACTGGTGCGGGGAGAAACGCGTAGTTCCAGGCATCTTCACGCCATCGCCCGCGAGCTGAAGACCTCTACCGCTTACCTCTTGGGCGAGACTGACGATCCAGCCGAGGGAGCATCGCCGCTCCCTACGCGAGCCGCCGTGGCTGAGCAGCTGGATCTGGTGGAGATCCGCTCGATCGACCTCGCGTACGGCATGGGTGGCACGTTCACCGACGTTCCGATCGACGAGCAGGTGCAGCACTTCCCCCGCCAGTGGATCCAGTCGATTACCCACACCGCGCCGGCAATGCTCACCTGGGCGCGCGGACGCGGCGAGTCGATGGCCCCAACAATCGGCCCCGACGACCTAATCCTGATAGACCGCTCGGAACGAACCGTCCGCGAGCAGGACTCGATCTGGGCCTTCACCGTCGGCGAAATCGGCATGATCAAGCGTCTCCGGGTGAGGGGGGAGACGGTTACGATCCTATCCGACAACCCAAGCGTTCCGCCGGATGCAGCCACCGTCGACGAAATCAACATCGTCGGCCGCATCGCCTTCGTCGGTAGACGGCTTTGATGTCGCGCGGAATTCTTCATGCCGTCGCGGAGGAATTCCGAAGAAATCTGCTGCAAAACGGCGCCACAGCGCCTGCTGAGCATCTGTGAAAGTCGTATGGCCGCCTATGACTCCGAAATGTGTCGGCCGGGTACAAGCCCGGCCGACCGAGTCATTTCGGATGTTTGATTTTCTCGCGCTCGGTGGTTTTGGGATGCGCCTTAGCGTACGCGGGCGTTACAAAACGCCCGCTGGTTGAACTCCGGTGCGCAGTTTGTGTCGGGACTTTCTGCTTTGACATGACATTTACCTCACGAAATGCCGCCGATGCTTTGCTCCTCCGACTAGCCGTGCTAAATCACACGTCTCGCTCTGGCCGGAGTCACAGCCCTAACAGGGGCAGCGGTCTGCTAGGGCTTCGGGAGCGCGGTTGCACCCGCGCTCCCGAATTCCAATAGACGTTCTAAGCTTAACCACACGCTGCTTGTAGCTCTTGGCCGTCGCTCCAAGTGTGATTGGCGTCTGCTTCCACCCAGTCATCATTGGCAGCGATGCTGTCGCTGGATGATTCATCCCGCGGTTTGTAGTGGAAGCTGAACTCTAGTTCCTCATCAGAAAAAACAGCTACGGGTTTTAGACCATGAAACATCTGGTCTAATAGTTGATGCACTTTGTTCTTCATTTTTCCATCCTCCATGTTATGGAGTTTGGCAGCTTTCTTGAAAAGAAAGATGCGAGCCCACCGTTCTGCCATGGTCGTAAGAGGATAACGCCCGTTTTCGACCTTTGAGAGGTGGTCCGCCTTGCAATCTAGGACTCTAGCGAGTTCAGCCTGCGATACGCTTACGGCCTTACGTAGGAACTGTAACTCGGCGCCGCTGAGCTTACGGTCATGCGTCAGCCGGGACATCGCTACCGAGCGCACCAGTTCCTCGAAATCCGGGATGGTATAACTGAGCATCTCGCCAGTCTCTGTGTCGAAACTGGCTGACACGCTGTTGGTCAGAATGACCTTAAACGGGGCGCCGAGGTCGACTGCGTGAAAAGCGTCAACTACTTTGGTATTAGCCCCTCCATGCAGCTTCTTGGCCATAATAAATATCCTCAAAAAATGAATAAAGGGGACCGAGACGGAAACAATCAAGCCAAGTCGATCAACTCGACGTGCAATTCACTCAGGTTGAACGTGAGGGTGACATCGAGCCGCCCACCGTCCACTAACCGACCGCGGACCACCCACAGGCTGCCGCGGTCGCGCATCCCACTGTAAATGACCTTCCCTTGCTTCATCACATGGTGCACGTCTGTGAGGTTGACTCCCAACGAAGCCATTTTGCGAGACACTTCGTTCCGCACCGTGAGGCTGTAATTTTCTTCTGCCAGGTGGTGGACGCAATGCGTCTCGAACTCAAATGCCCCTTTTGACGCCGGCTCTTCTACGGCCATGAATTGTCTCCTTCCCGGTCCGAGCGATGTCGTACATCGCACCCGATAAAATGACAAGTCCGGGATATGGTTGCGACCTGCTTAAGGTTTTGGGGAGGTGTTGCTGCCTTGCCACACTCCGCGCGAGGTCGCTTGGCGCGCGGCCGGAAGGGCTCTGGATTCCCACGTCCTTTTGCGCCGGCGTTCCGCTGCGACACCGACACTTGGCAACTTGTCGCTCGAGTGGAGATCCGGACGGCTGAGGGAGTGTTAGCTCCGCGCTGAGTTACTGCTCATCTGCGCTTTTTGGTCTGGAACTGACAACTACCGGCTTGTGCTGATCGGCACCGAGGGAGGGGATCGGAACAGCGGAACAACGTTATCGAGGTATGTGGTCTGGCCGGTTCCTGGAAGCGGCTGCCCGAGCAGGCGCTCAAACATACCGTCTCTCATGGCGACACTCTCAGCCAAGTCTCGCAAAGCATCGTGGCGTGTACTTGCGAGCGCCGCGAACGCGCTGGTGAACACCTCCGGTGTCTCTAGTACGATGTTGTCGTCATGCAGTTCTACTTTCGCCTGCCCATTGCGGTTCAGGTGGATGTTGCCCGAGCGGTACCGATCGGCGGTGATGAGACCAAGATCGTAAGCGCGCCGAATGATCGCGCGGGCGGAAACTTTCCAGCGTAGTTTGAGGTCGAAAATCGCCGACCAGTTCAGATAACGACCGCTCGGGAATTCGCGGGCGAAGGCACCGCGTGGGAGCAGGAATGCGCTGGCAAAGCGATGCGCCTGGCCTTCCGTCTCCCGATCTCCGGTCTGAATGCCTCGATGCATGACCAGGTGCCCGCACTCATGCGCGATGTCGAAGCGCAAGCGGCACGCGCTAGGCTTCGCCTCGCTGCGGATAATGAGCGGGCGAGGGCGGTCCATCGAAAGCGCGTCGACGCGATCGGAAATACCGCTGAAATGGGCGACGATCGCCCCGGCATTCTCGACGACCCGCGTCATGTTTGTGATCGGCCCGCTGAGGCCGAGCCCCCAGTGGCGGCGGCACGCCTCGGCCGCTGCCTCGATGTCCTCGGCCGAGGAGACGGGGATCTGCGGGAAATCAACCTTGGGCAGTTCCAGCACCGTATCCAGTCGCGCAATGAAGCGATCGAGCAGGGTGCCGCGTGCGAGCACCTGGCTGGTCACGGACGCAGGCGTCGTCGCCTGCTTGCGGAAATGGCATTGCTCCGCGTGCACGGGCGGGCGGGCGGTAGGCGCGAAGAAGCGTGGCGTGACGCCGAGCACGTCAGCGAGCGCGGCCGTCATCTCCGAGGTGGGCGGCTTCGTGCCCATCTCCAGCTGGTTCAGATATTGGCGGCTGACAGCCACCCGCTGTCCCAGCTCGTCCAGGGACATTCCATGCGCGAGCCGCGCGAGTCGCAGCTGCTCGCCGGCAAAGCCGTCGTCAGGCCACATCATCTATCCTGTATCGTTCGTGCCGAAGCGTCGCCTTAGGCGGCGCTGCCCTTCCGATCTTTCTCGTCGCTTGGCAAGCGGACTGCGGGTGCTGGCAGTTCGACGCCTTCACTCGGCGCTTCGGCTGCGGGCGGGAGCTTCACTGGCTCTGCGCCAAGTGGCACGTCCCATACCATCAGGGGCATCTCGCCCTCAAACCCGACGAACTTCACCGCCAGAAGCGAGCCCTCTCCATCGGTGTTGATGACAAACCGGCAAGCGGGCGCTGTCTCGCGAGCAGGGAAGGCTAGGCTGAGCTGATCCAATTCAGCGTGGGCACGTGCGCGTCCGCGCATACTGAGCTCCTCCGCATCGTCTCGGTAGAAGCGAATAGGATACTCACCGACCTGGAAAACAAACTCCAACGATGGGTTGATGACCTTCAGCCATTGATAGCCGTCCGTCCCTGCAGCCTTGCCAATCTGGAAGCAGCCAAACTGGTAGGCGCTGCAACCGAGCAGCCAGTTGTTGTCGCCGATGCTTTCGTCGTGTCGATCGACTGCATCTTCGCGGCCGCGCCGAATGAGGCCGGCGACCTTCACCAATCGTTCTTCGGTGAGGTCCGGATGGATGTCCCACGGGTATTGCTTCGGCACGGCAGCTTGTCCCCCAGTTGCGTCGGCATCCTGTGCGTTTTTCAGGATTTGTCAACCGGTCCGGAAAATGTAAACCAAAGCGGCTCGGGCCACGTGGCGAAGGGAGACTCGGCATGAAACAGATGCTTCGGAAGGTGAATCGTCTGTTGCTCTCCCGGCGTGGCAAGCCGTGGAGCGAGGTGTCCACGTTCGTCCTCTGTCTGATTGCGATCCCCGCGTACCTGGAACAGGCGTTCTTCGGCTATGTGCTGGTGAAGTTCGCACCGGGCTTCTTCGAATTGGCCAACACCACGCCGATAGCAACATGGGCGAGCTGGCCCTTTGTTGTGTGTGCAGTGCTGCTGTCGTTGATTGCTGTGCAATTCGCTATCTGGAGTGCGCTGGCGAAGCAGACGGGTGACGTGCTGAGGGCTCGGCTCTTTCCCGCTTAATGTCACGGATCAAGCTGCCTCCAGCTTCGCGCTGAGCGTGTAGCCCCGGTCCTTCGACAGGTTGTGGGATACCTCCTCCAACAGCCACGCCGTGTTGTCGATCTCCGGCCGAAACCCGGAAGTGGCGAGCCGGCGCTCCGGGTAGAGATCGGCGCGAGCGAGGGCGAGCGTCAGCTCGAGGCTACGCGGCTGACGGCCGGCGCGTGCCTTAGCGGCGCCGGCGGCTTCGCGTGCGGCCGCCTCGCTCGGGTAAACCTTGCGCAGGCGCTTAGCGCCGTCCTCGTCGCCGACGGTGACGCTCTCCTGCTTGGCGCCCTTGCGGTCGTGCCAGCTGGCGGTGATGCCGGTCGCCTCCTCGCGCTTCTCGATGCGGAAGCGGTGGCTGTCGCCTTCGCGCCGTTGGAGAATGAGCGACGGGATCGTGCCGCCGGTGGGCGTCACGCCGGCGCCCTTGCGGCTGAAGATCAGCAGGCCCTGCTTGATGGTGGCGACCGCGTCGTGCTGGCGGCCGAGGCGGCGCAGGAAGGCAAGGTCGCTCTCCCGGCTCTGCGCAAGCGCGGGCACTGCGATGGCGGCGAGCGGCGGTGCGATGCGCGCAGTGAGCCCGTTGCGGCCGGCGAGCGCCGCGACGACGGCGCCCAGCGTGGTGTCGTGCCAGCTATGCTCGCGCCGGGTGGTGAGCGCGCCGGTAAAGTCCGCGGCATGGGCACGGATGGTGACGATGTCGGGCGGGCCGCTGTGCTCGACCTCGTCCACCACGAAGTTGCCCTTGTCGACCAGGCCGGGCTGCACGTCAGCGCCGGACAGCCAGCCCAGCTGCACGCGCAGCGTCGCGCCGCCCGCGGGCAGCGGGATGTCACCGCGGCTGTCGTCGAGCACCAGGTCGAGCTGGTCGGCTTCGTCCCCGCGCTTTTCGGTGATCGACAGCGACATCAACCGCGGGCGCAGCTTATCGGTGAGGTCACGATCGCCCAGGTGGACGCGGAAATCGGGGATGTTGTTGCGCGGCTTCATGCCCGTGCCTCCACGTCGACGCGTAGCAGATCGAGGCTGAAGTCGATGCGCAGCGGCGTGCCGTCCGGCAGGATGGCTTTGTGCTTCTCGTCCAGCGCGGTGATGACGAAGGCGCCGTAGATGTAGCCGGCGCCGTCGACCAGCGGGCGCGCCTCGCCGGCGTCGGCCATGCGGCGCAGCTCGCCGAGAGAGGCTCGACCGTCGCACAGCTCGGCATAGGCGGTGCCTGAGAGCGTGATGGTATCGTCGCCGGGGCCGGTGAACTGCGTCGCATCGCGGGCGCCGACGCGCGGGTTGCGGGCGTGGCGCCAGTCGGTGCGGCGCTGCAGCTCGTCATAGGCGAGCAGCGGCAGGTCGAAGGGAAACATGCCCAGGGCCATCAGCATGGTTATTCCTCCCAGCCTTCGGAGCGGGTGAAGCTGGAGCGGTTGCGCGCCTGGGCGGCGCTCTCGCGGCGATCGAGCTCGGCGGCGACCGCCCGTGCGATGTCCTGCGGCGACTGCTGCGGCGTCGGGTAGATCTGGATGGTGACGCTGCTGGGCGCTGCGGGGGAAAAGGTGCCGGCACCGCTAGGGGGGGGCTGAGCGGTGCCGGCGGCCATCGCAGGAACGGTCAGGCCCGTGGAGACGGCCCCGACGACTCGGCGCGACAGCTTTTCTAGGCGCGCAATGGGGGCATGCTCCGCCTCACCGATGCCATCGGCAAGGCCAGTCATCATATGGCCGCCGAGCCCCATAAAGACACGACTGGGCGAGTGAATGCCGAGCTTTGCCTTGAACCAATCGACGGCCGACTGCGCCATGCCGTTGATGCCGCCGCGCAGGAACCCGAACATCTGCCGCATGCCGCTGACGAAGCCGCGGACGGTGTTGACGCCGAACTGCACCGCCAGGCGCGGCAACAGCAGAAGCCCGTTCCAGACCACAGCCTTGATCGCACCCATCAGCATGCCGAACAGCCCAGGCGCCGCGCCGACCGCCCCAGCGGAACAGCATGGCGAGAACGCCCCACAGGCCGCCGTCGAACGCGGTGCCGATGTCGGCCCAGGCGCTGGCAATGATCGCCTTCACCGACGCCCAGAGGTGAGAGAACCACGCCGAGATCCCGCCCCAATTCGAATAAAGCAGGTAGGCGGCACCGGCGAGCAGCGCGATCCCGGCAATGACGGCGGCGACGATGCCGATCATCGGCAGCATGGCGATGTTGAAGGCACCTGCGACGAAGGTGAGCGCCGCGAAAGGCGCGAGGATGCCCGCGATCGCGATGGCGCCGCCGCCCAGCACCAGGAACAGGGCGGCGAGGACGCCGGCGGCGATCGCGGCACCCTTGGCGAGCTGGGGGTTGGCCTCGGCCCAGGCGTTCGCGCGCTCGAGAAAGCCGGAAGCCTTGTCGGAAAGCGCGTTGATGGTGGGCATCAGCATGCCGCCAAGGGTGCGGGACAGCCGCTGGCTGGTGATCGTCCAGCGCTTCGTCTTCTCGGCGCTGTCCTCAAGGCGGCCCGCGAAGTCGGTGTCGGTGGTGCCCTTCGCTCCCATCGCCTCGGCACGGATCCGGCGATATTCTTCCATGTTCTGGATCAGCGGGCGCAGGCCCTGCTGCACCTGGGCATCTTCGAACAGGTAGCCAAGCTGGGACAGGTCGCCCTTGAGCGTCTTGTTCGTCAGCTCCGAGATCGCCTCGATCGGGGTCTTGCCCTCGGCGTAGAGCTTCTTCAGCGACTTGGGCAGATCGACGCCCATCTTCTTGAAGGCGCGAACCGTGGCGGGCGACGTGATCTTCTGAAGGATGTTGTTGAGGTTGCCGGCGGCGGTCGCGCTGTCGCCCGCGCCCTTCCGCACGATCTGCAGCGCGGCCGCGAGGTCGCCGCCGGCGGCGACGCCCGTCTGGCCCAGCCCCTGATAGGCGGCCGTCAGCGTCGGGAAATAGGCGGCCATGTCCTTGACCTCGAAGGCGCCCGACTTGCCCGCCTGCGCCATGACGTCGATCATGCGGGCGGTGTCCTCGAGCGGCACCTTGAGGTTGTCATGCGCGGCGAAGGACGCCGACGCGAGATCTGCGATCTCGGCCTTGTAGGCGGTGGCCGCGCGCCCGATCGGCGTCATCATCTCCACGGCCTGGCGCGGATCGAGGCCGCGGCCCGCGAGCAGGTCGACGCCCTGCTGCAGCGCCTCGGGCAGCTGGTTGGCCTTACCGGCGGCGACCAGCAGGTTGCGACCCATCTGGGCGGATGCTTCGCGCGACAGGTCGGCTTTCTGGCCGATGTCGGTCATGACGGATTCGTAGGCCTGCGCGTCCTCGATCGCGGCGGTGAGCGGGCGGCCGAGCGCCATGCCCGTAGCAATGCCTGAGGCGCCGCTTGCGGCAAGCCCGACCGCTGCGCCCTGGACGCGGCCGAAGCCATCGCGGGCGCGAGCCATGCGCTGTGAGCGTGCGGTGGCGGCCTGCAGGCGGCGTTCCTGCTCGGCCAGCTCCTCATTGGTGGCGCGGGCCTGCTGGCGCAGATCGCGTTCGTGGCGGGCGAGATCGTTGGTGGCGACGCCGGCGGCGCGCAGGCGATCCCGCAGCTCCTGCAGGCGACGGCTTTCGCTGTCGTGCTGCACCCCGAGCTGCTGCGCCTCCCGCTTGGCGCGCGCGAAGTCGGCCGCCAGCTTCTTCGTCGGGCTGTCGGTCGCCTGCATTTCGCGCGCGAGCTGGCCCACGCGCGTCTGTGCGGCGTGCATGGCCTGTTCGGTGGTGCGGAGCCCCGCCTTCAGCTGGCGGAAGTCGCCGACGTCCTGCTGCGCCCGGTTGATCTCCTTCAGCCGGTCGCGCGTGATCTTGAGCGCCTGGCCGGCACGGGTCGACCCGCCGGCGATGTCGCGCAGCGGCCGGGTGACCCGGTCGCTCGCCTCGAGCAGCATGCGGATGCGCAGGTTGCGGTCGGCCACCGGGTCACTCCTTGGCGTTGTGGCGTTTGGCGGCGCGTTCGCGCCACTCCATCAGTTCGGGCAGGCTCATCACGTCCATGTCCGCCGGCACCCATCCGAAGACGAGCGCCAGGTCGGCCATGGCATCTTCTATTCGGTCGGGGAGACCGCCTCCTTCGCGGCAGTCGGCAGCAAAAAATCCATAACCTCGCCGCCGAACTGCATCAGGTCGGCCGGATCCATCTCGCCGAACACCTGCTTGGTAAGCACGGGACTGGTGATGCGCGGCGCCAGGCGCTCGAGTTGGTTATAGTCGAGCTGGCTGAGGCCCATCAGGGTCAGGCCGCGCATCTCGCCGGCGCCGGGCTTGCGCACGGTGATTTCGGTACCGGCGGCGTGGAGCACCTCACCGGATACAACGATCTCGTGGTCGAGCTTGAACTTGCGGAACTTGGAGTTGGCCGCGGGCGCGGCAGTCTGTTCGGTCATGGTCGGTTCCTATGAGCGGAAGAAAGGCGGCGCCGGCGAACCGGCGCTGGGGATCAGGCGAGACCGATCGCGGCGCGATGCGGCGCCATCAGATCGACGCCGTCGACGATCTCGATCATGTTGATCGGGTCGATCTCGATCTCGGTGCGGCCGTTCCAGACGAGCTTGTAATAGGCGACGGCCATCTTCGCCTTCAGCTCGGTATCCTCGCCGGGCTTGGCCTCGCCCATGTCGATCTCTTCGTATCGACCGCGCAGCACGACCTCGACCGACGTGATCTCGCCGGTGTCGTCGTTCTCGTAGGATCCGGCAAAGCGGAGCGCGACGCCGGCGAGCGAGGCCCCGTAGCCGCGCAGCACGTCGCGCACGACGCCGGCGCAGGTGAACTCGGCCTCGAGCGCTTCGCCGCCCATGTCGGTCTTGACCGGTCGGCCCATGCCGCCGCCGCGATACTCCTCGAGCTTGCGGGTGAGCTTGGGAAGGGTGACCGACGCCGTTTCGTCGACCCAGCGGCCGTCGATGAACAGCGCCATCTGCTTAAGCTTGCGGGGGAAGCCCATGGTGGTTCTCCAAATCTAGGGACGTGGTGGCGATCAGCCGGCGGTGACGAGGCTGGAGAAGTCGGCGAGGAACTCGTCGGTGATCTCCTGCACCAGGCCGAGCTGCTCGAGCGGCGGCGTGGGCGTGTAGCGGTAGGAGATGGCGAGCTTGCCGACCTTGAGGCTTTCGGCCGGGTTGCGGCTTGGATCGTACCAGGCCTCGGCGCCGAGGATTTGCCCGGCCGACTTCATCTGACGGAAGGCGGCGTTGATCTCCTCGACGATATCGCGCGCAAGGCTGGGCAGCAGCGGCCGGTCGATTGCCCAGACCAGGCCGTTCGCCATGGTGTCGGCGATGATGTGCGCGGTGCGGGTCGCACTCTCGAACGCGAAGTTGGCGTCGGCCGCGCAGGTGCGCGAGCCCCAGAACCGCAGCTGGCCGTTGAGACGCACCAGCGTGGTGACGTCATAGGCGTTCAGCCGGTTGGCGTCGCACTCCGGATCCTGCAGGTCGAAGGCCACGTCGCGGGTGATGCCCACGACATCGGCAACCGGTACGTTCGACAGCGTCTTGTTGAAGCCCTGCGTCTTGTCGATCGCGGCGCGCAGGCCCATCGCATGTGCAACGGCGTAGCTGGTCACGATCTCGCCGGCGGTGCGGACGGTAAAGTCCGGGTGGATGAGCATCAGCGCGCGCGAGGTGAAGGCCGCGCGGTAGGCGATGACCTCCTCAACATCGTCGCCCTCGGCACGCGCATAGGCGATGGCGCGCAGCCGGTCGCCCAGCTCGCCCAGCGCTTCGGCAACATCGGCGTCGTCGAGGCCGGGTGCGCCGAGGATCCGCGGCTTGACGCCGACCAGCGCCTCGGCCGCGAGCAGCGCCTGCATGCCGGTGCGGCGGCCGGCGATGTCGGTGCCGATCACGTTGAGCGAGGTGGCATCCGCGTCGGCCGCATCGGCGACACGTACGACGACGACGGGCGCGCGCACCTGGGCGAGGATCGCCTCGAGCGCGTGCTTGAGCGTGCCGGTGGCGCCGGCCTTCGCAATGGCGGCGGGCAGATCCTCGACCAGCACCGGGCGGTCGAGCGGGAACATGGTGGCGTCGGCGGCGGGGCCCGTCGCGACCAGGCCGATCACGGCGGTGGCGATCGTCGAGATCGCACGCCGGGCGGTGGTGGTTTCGGTGACGGTGATGCCGTGGCGGTAGTCAGCAGGAGCGGCCATGGTGGATCCTTTCAGGCGGCGCGGACGGTGACGGAGAGCAACAGGGCGGAAGCGGCAGCCGCGGTGTCGGTGCGACTGCCCTGCAGCGTCAGCACCGCGCTGCCGGGCTGTTCACCGGCCAGGAAGGTGACGCGGGAGAGCGCGATGCGCGGTTCGTGGCGGCGCAGCGCGTCGGCGGTGGTGGCGTAGATCAGCACGCGGGTGCGGGCGTTGAGGGGCTGGTCGAGCAGCTCGGGCAGGCGCGAACCGAAGTCGCGGCGCCCGACGCGGGAGCCGAGCGGCGTGCCAAGGATCTTGCCGACCGACTGCTCGAGGTGGGCGGCGCCAGCGAGCGGCTTGCCGGTGAGCGCGTCCATGCCGATCATTGCGGCGCCCCCGAAATGCCGGCGCCGGGCTGCACCTTGAGGTGGACGTGATCCTTGAGGCTCTTGCCGGCGGCGACGACGTCCTCGGACGCGGTGAGCGTGCCCTCGACCGTCACCGGGCCGCGCAGGGTGATGCCACCGGGCGCGTCGATGGTGGCGCTGCCGCCGGTGGCGAGGATCGCCTCGAGCGCGTGAGCAGCCGGATCGTAGCGCAGGCGGGTGCCGTCTTCAAACGTCACCAGCCATGCGTCGTCATCTGCCGGCGCGGGGTTGGCATCGGAGAAGATGCCGGGCAGCACGACGCCAGCGGCGGCATCGCCCTCCGGGCAGAGCAGCAGGCATTGCTCGCCGACGCTCGGGGGCGACCAGACGCGCGCGCTGCCGGCGCGGCCGGAGATCCACGGCACGTCGCCGGTGACCAGGTCGCCGACCTGCACGCGGCAGGTGTCTCCGCTGCGCGAGACGATCACGCCATAGCGCGCGATGTCGCCGACCAGTCGGGTGGTGTCGTGAGTGTCGCCCATGGTGCGACCTTGGCGCGCGCGTCCGGGCTCCGCGCGCTCCCGCTCTTGTGGAGACGCTCTCCACAAGAGCGGCCTGTCTGGCGCTAGTACCAGCCCAGCTGGGCGATGTACTGCTGGATCAGCCATCGCATGCCGACATTGCCGGCGGCATTGAGGTGTTGGTCGTCGGACGAAAGCGAGGGTGGCTTGTTGCCGCGCACCTGGGCGGCGAGATCTTCCGCGGTGGGCGTGACCCCGGTGACCTGCCACACAGTCTTTCCGAACAGCACCGCGCCCTTGCAGATGAAGGCGTAGAGATCGACGCACTGCGCACCGTAGCGGTCGCGCAGCTTCTGGTTGACCTCGAGGATCTTGGTGAAGCGTTTGTAGTCGCTCGGTGCCGACAGCATGTCGACATAGTGGTTGATCACCAGCACCCTCTTGAGGAACGGCGACAGCCAGTCGAACGCCTCATGGGTCTGCTGGGCGATGAAGTCGGCGCTGGCATAGTCGGGCACGAAGTTGTTCTTGCCGATGTTGAGCAACGTCACGGCATTGCGGTGCTGCCTCCCGATGGTGGGAAGCATCGGGGTGCCGTCTGCGACCGGCACGGCGGTGCCGACAGCGTCGCGCACGAACTCAAGGCGGTTGTTGGCGGTGCTCCAGCTGAGCGTGCCCGCTACGCCGGCCAGCGTGCCGGCATAGGGCTTGAGCGCGGCGGTCTGGCCGTTCTGCGACACGCAGGCGACGGCGCTGCGGTCAGCCGGGATCGAGCCGCCGACGACGTTGAGGAGGGCAGGACGCGAGCCGAACCGGGCAAGCGTATCCTCCAGCAGCTCGCCTGCCTTGCCGCCGGCGTAGGGCGTGGCGCCATAGGCAGCCGCCATCGTGCCCAGCTCGGTACCGAGATAATCCATGGTGGACGATCCCCACCAGGCGATGCGAGTCATGTCGGGCAGGAACGGCAGAAGCTCGCCCGCGCGCAGATAGGTGTCGCTCGGCAGCACGGTCTTGCCACCGCCGCGCGCCTCCACGGCGGCGACGCGGGTCGTCAGCGTATCGACCTGCTCGCCGACGCTCTTGTAGCGCACGCCCAGGCGGAAGAGGCGGGCCGTGGTCGCGTTGTTGTTGTCGGGATTGCGGGTCGGAACGGTATAGTCCCCGGACATGCTGGTCTGGTTCTGGCCATCGTTCAGCAGGGCCGAGACATAGCTGCCGGCCTGGTACAGCCCGCCACGCCACGCCTTCGCCACCTTGACCGGGGTGGGCAGCGTGAACCGTACCAGTGCGGGCAGCACGACGATCGCGGGCGGCGTGAAGGTGCCGACGTCGGCCTCGTAGACCGGTTGGCCAGTTCCATTGGTGCTGAACAGCTTGATCCGCACCGGGCCTGCCACCTCGAAGGCGATCTCCACCCATGGGATCATGCCGCCCTCGTCGCCCATGTCAGGAAACAGCTGGCCGAAGGTCTTCTTGTAGATGGCCGTGGTGCCGGCGGGGGCGGTGTTGCCGGTCAGGCGGGCGCCGGCGGGATCGTAAGCCCCGGCAACCCGGTAGCGCAGATCGTTGGTCGCCTCGGCAACCAGCGTGCCGGCAGCGGCCCCGGCGAGCTTGTCGAGGCGCGCGCGCCTGGTGATGCCGCCGATGAGGACCGGCACGGTTTCGGTGCCGGCCGGATCGACCAGTTCGGGAAGTTCGGAGATCTTGGCCATGTCAGCGTCCGATGACGAGAAGGTTGATGCCGTCGATGCGGCGGTCGTTCTGGTCGTCGGCCTGCACCTGGATGAGGCAGGAGGCCGGGCCGGGGTTGCCGACGATCTGGGTCCATCCGTCCCGCGCCGGGCTCGCGGCCGAGATATACGGGCACGTCATCGCGAACAGGCAGGCATTCGGGAACGGCGCCGGATAGGCGAGCGTCGCCGTAGGCTCGTCCGCGAGCAGCGCGCGATAGCTCACCCACTGGACGATCAAGCCACCGGGGAGCGTATAGTAGCCGTTGGCGTCGAACAGCTTGGCGAGGCCGCCGAACGACTGCGGCGTGAGCGCGACGTTTGCTGCCATGGCGTTGAGCAGCTGCTCTGGCGTGGCAGCGGGCACCGAGATCGTCACGTCGGTTCCCAGCGCATTGCCGCCAAGCGCCAGGCCATCGGTGTTGACCCGGCGGGTGAGCGGTACGCGCGCTGCGACCGACGCCAGCACGTTGACCAGGCTCGCCGGCGTCAGCGCCTTGGTTGCCACCGTGCCGGCGTCCGCCTCGGCCGCAGTGGCGGCGGTGACGGTGAGGGTGCGATCGGCAGACAGGTCGCCACCACCGGTCACGAGGCCGGCGCCGAGGATCCTGCGGCCGGTGAGCAGCGACAGCAGGCGCTGCCCCAGCGTCTTGGGCGTGACGATGCGCTCGGCATCGGTGCCGGCGTCGACCTCGGCTTGCGTCGCCAGCTCGGCCACGCCCTTTGCCGCCGTCGTCGCGGGCGGGTTGAGGAAGTTGGTGTCGCCGAAGTTCAGCTGCTCGACGTTGCCGGCGGGGAAGGCGATGTCGAGCGCGAGGTGCATCTCGCTGAGCGAAGCCTTCTCGAACAGCGCATCGGCCTGCCCATAGGTGGCGAACAACGTGCCATCGGCGAGGAACAGGCCGAAGCCGCGGACGCGATAGGCGAGCGGCTCGCTGTCGCGCACGACCATGTGCACGACGTTGTCGCCCACGGCCTGGCCGGAGATGGTCGACACGCGCCGGAACTCGCCGGGCAGGGCGGTGAGCGTGGGCGCGGCCACGAAGCTGCGGTCGGTGAGCCCGACGTGCGACACCGACAGGTCGATGTCGTCGTCTACCTGGGCGGCGGTAAAGCGGGCATGTCCCGCCTGGGTGATGGTAAGGGCGAGCTTGCTCATGGGGCGGTGTCCACAAAGGTGCCGGTGTCATCCTGCAGCGGCTCGCCGTCCTCGGTCTGGAGGTAGGCGGCCCAGGTCGGCGAGGTGTCGATGATGGCGGCCATGTCGCCGCGGCCGGTGCCGGCGAGGCGCGCGACACCCTGGATGCCGATCGCGCCCTCAAGGTCGAGCGTCTGCACCAGGCGGAAATGCTCGCGCGCAGGCTTCACCCGCGAGACCTCGCGGATGATGGCTTCTGCAAAGGCAGCAGTGGCGCGCCGGCCGCCCGGTTTCACGCCTTCGGTCGCGATTGGCAGGCGGATCTCGAAGGTGTGCGGATCCGCGCGCGGCGTTGCCTGGTGCCACTCGACCAGGTCGAGCAGCTGGTCGAAGCGGCCTAGTACCGACTTCACCGAAGCGGGCGTGCCCTTGGTGTAGTGGAGCGCGATCGACTCCGAGACGGCGTCCCGTTTAGTCTGCTCGCTCCACTCCGCGTCCCAACTGTCGACCGACAGCCCCCATGCCAGCCACGGCAGCATCTCGACCGGGCAGCGCTGCGGATCCCAGAGCAGATCGAGCGGGTACGGAACCTCGCCCAGACGCGCGACGCCCTGCTCTAGCGCGCGCTCGAGCGGTGTCGAGTTGGGCGGCAGCAGCGAGACGCGCTCAGTCGTCATAGCCGCCATGCGTCAGCGTGATCTTGCTGCAGTATGCCGCTTGGGTGGCGTCGCATACGACGTCGGCGGCGGGCGACAGGATCTCCACGCGCATCACGCCCGAGACATGCAGGGCGGCGTAAATGCCCGAGAGCGTGATGTCGCGGCCGAGCAGCCGGCTGCGGGCGAGATAGGCGTCGAGCGAGGCGCGCGCGGCGGACAGCACCAGGTCGACGTCGGGACCGCTGAAGGTGACGAGCCGCGCCGCGAGCTCGAAATGCCGGATCTCGGCCGAGGCGACGGTGACCAGATCGCCGAGCGGGCGCACGCTGTCGCTGTTCACGACCGCGGCGACCTTGGCGAGCAGATCTGCGGGCGCGGTTCCGTCGCCGTCGCGCGCGAGCACGGAGACCAGCACCTCGCCAGGCGCAGGCGACGTCGCGCTGGCGTCGCGCACCGCACCGTCTGCCGACTTGGCGTGGAAGACATAAGCGAGTTCCGGGCCGGCGACGGAGAAGCCCTCGGGGCCAAGGGTTATGCGCTGCCGCAGGGCCGCGTCGCTCTCGAGCTTGGGCGGGATGCCGCGAGCGGGATCGCCTTCGTCGATCGTGAGCCGCTGGACGCGTACGAGGGCCGCCAACTGGTCGAGATTGGAGCCCGTGGCCGACGCGACCATCAGCTGGCGGGCGGCGTCGTTCACGGCGGCGCGGTGCAGCTGCAGGTGGTAGGCGGCGACCTGCAGGACGATGACGGCCGGGTCGGCATCGACCGTGGCGTCGAAAGCCGGAAGCCGCGTCTTTACGTCCGCGACCATGCGCGCGAGGACATCGTCGAACGGAAGCTGCTCGATCAGATCCGGCGCGGGGAGGCTGGACAGGTCGAGAGTAGAAGCAGTGCTGGCGGCCATGCCGCCATGTCGCGGGCGCGGTGCCGGTCGGGCTAGACGCGCAGGTTTGTGGAGACGCTCTCCACAAGAGCCGGATTAGGTCGTAGGCTCATTAAGCCGACTGTCGGGAAACGCCCATTTGCGGACATTCAGTGGCGGACGTGTGTGCCCGATAGCTGCCGTTGCGCGGAACCGTACCAGTGGCTACGAAAATAGGATGGCGCGGGCCGACATCGAAACGAGGATAGCCCTGCGAGTGCTCGCAGCGCATTGCGTCGGGCTCTGCGTGACGGGTGTCGCAGGGACAATCGGTACGACGTCCGGCTTCAACTTAAATGGAGCGGCCCTAGGCCTGTTTCTTGGTGGGCTGCTGTCGCTCCCATGGATGATCGCTTTGGCTCTAGTGATCGCGTTATGTGGCCATTGGATAGATCGTCACCCAATTGCATTCGCAATCACAGGTCCTTTGGTCGTGGTCGCTTCCTGCGCAATAATGACGGACGCAGCTTTCATGAAGTGGGCTGGCATTTCAGCCATCGCGTCGAGCTTGTTCTATCTGGTGTCCATGCACGCCCATCGCCTGCTCCTCGCTTTGCGCTTGGCTCGCCCAAGGACGAGATAAGCCGGAGAGGTGCGTCTGATTGGCGTGATCGAGCCAACAGCAGCCTTCGGCAATCGCCCACTTGCGGACGTGCCGACTAGGCGCGATCATCGCAAAATGATCGATGCACCCGCCCTGTCACAGCCGCACGTGCGCCGTCAATTGCAGGCTTACCTTTCAGAGCTTCAAGCAGCTGACCCTCGAACGATGTGGCGGGCCGAGCGCGAGAGCGGATTGGCATCCGGCATTGATGAGGTGTTCCACTTCTTCTTTGATGACAACGACTTTGATGATGGCGCGATCGGCGACACGCTTACCGGTGCGATGGAAGTCCGGTTGATCGGTGCCTTGAAGGATGCCCTCGGCGCCGTCTTGGATGCCGCGGGCGACGCTGACGATAGCCACTTCGTAACGCATCCACTTTGGTCGCGCGTAAGGCAAGCGGCGACCGCTGCGAGCACCCAAGTGGCTGGTAGCGCGAACGGCAGTTAACCACCAATCTCGGACGCAGGAAACGCCCACAATCAGACGTTCAGCGGCCAACCTAGCCCACATCAAATCGCACCCTGAAATCCGAGCGGCATTCTTCAATTAGCTCGTCCAACAGGGCCTTCGCTGTCTCGGGTGCCGCGTTGGCGTCTAGATCGTCTTGAAGCCCCTCCATGGCGTTCAGCATGGACAGGTAGAAGTTGCGCGCTTGATCGTCGGCCATGTCCTACCTTAGTCGTTGGTGCGCTCCGGAGCCATGTCCGCTTCCCACCAAGAACCGGACACTCGCGGCAGCGCAGGCGCGGATGTCCGCTTTCGCCCACTTGCGGCCGTTCACGCGGCCTCATACGCTAATCGCATGCGGTCGTTTGTCTGTCTGCTCCTACCACTGCTCGCGGCCTGTGACGCTTGGCCCACCGTAGTGGATAATCGAACGCAATCGCAGTTAATGGTGCAGTATCTTCATCGCGACTACGGCCATTGGTCGTCTGCTTTCCCTGTTTCGGCGGGCAAAGCTATGGCGCTAGCAAGAGCCCACTGGATACAGGACATCAGAGCACTTCGTATCACCGACGGCACGCGATCCTACTCTCTGTCCGGTGACGCGCTACGACGAGTACAGAACCGATGCCCGAGCACGGAGGTGGGACGGCGTTTCTCCACGGCCGGGAACTGCTACTTGATCTACTTGGGCGCCGGCCGATTGCAGACGATGGCCGACACCCCGCAAGGTCTTCAATATGAGCAGGCGGGGAACGGCGCCTAACTCGCGCTTTGCACCAAGTGCGGCCGTTCCGCTCACCACCACTTCCAGACGCTCCGATTGCCGAACGGGGATGCCAAAAGCGGCCCGTCCACAATCACCCACTTGTAGACGCTCGCTGGCAAAGGCTAGGACGCCGTATGAGCGATCGCTTGCTTTTCGTCCTTCTCACCATCTTCGCAATATCGATGCTTGTTGGGGGGCTAAAGACCGGCAGGATCTGGGCGCACTACAGCGCCTATCGTAGAGACGAGAGTCCGGTGATCTTCTGGGTTTCAGCGGGGACATGGTTACTGTTCGCCTGCATCTCAGCAGGCGCGGCAATCACACGCTCCTAGCGTTCCCTTCTAACACTTCTGAACATTCGCGACGGAGAGACCCTCCGCCGCGCTCAAGCAGAGACCGCGGAAAGCTTGGGTCTGAGAGCCGCAACCGCTGAGCTGTACCCCGCCAATACCCCTGAACCGCGACGGCAGGTAACGCCCACTTGCGGACATTCGAGCCGACGATCTACGTTTCCAACAATGAAAAAGATCGGGCTCGAACTCCTGCTGTTTGGTTTCGCACCGCTCCTGATTGCCATCGTGTGCGGGATCGGTTTGGTTGGGGGCATCACGGACGCAGAGGCGTTTGTGCCGGTATATCTGCTCGGCCTGATCTTCGCCATTGCTGCCGTCGTTATATATGGCGTCGGAGCGCTGTTTAGGACGGTTCGCTGGCTCGTCACGAACGTCCGCTAACCACCCAATAGCGGACGTGGCCGAGGCGCTGTAAAAGGCGGCATGGCAAAGCTGGTTCATGAATATTGGGAAGGCGAAGACGGAGCCGAGTTCAGCATCGTTCGCGAGCGCAGCGATGCGATCCGGCCCACCGTGGTGCCTGACGGCCACCTCATTTTCTGCATTTATGCGGCATCTTGGCATCACGCTATGCAGCTTCAATACGACCGGCGCGGCCTCGGCACATATGACGCTGGCGGCATCGAAGACATTGTCTACACCGACGAAGATGCGGTCGAGCAGCAGAGCTACCTGGCGCGTCGGAACGTCCGCTAACCACCAATTGCAGACGTTCGGATGCTCGGCGGTTGTGCTACCGAGCGGTTATGACTGAGTTCACCGAACTGGAGGTGGCGGCACTTCGAGCCATCTTTTTAGAGACGCCGGAGCTTGCGCTACCGCTCGAACGACAGCTTGACGCGTCGGTCGTAGCCGACCGCGAGAACAGTGGCGGTGGATTCTTCACGACGATCACCGTCGCGGACGATGCTCCCGCTGTGAATAGCCCGCCAGTGCTGGGCTATGCCACGCAGGCCCGCATCTGCGGCCTAGAGCACGGCTTCGGCTTCGTTCTCTTTATTAAAGGCGGCAGGTTGCACATGCTGGAAGGCTTCGCGTGGGGGCCCGAAAGCACACACGATCTTGACCTCGCCGCCCTACAGTTCGAAATCTACAATCAGCCGCCGCAACGCCTAGGCTGAACGTCCGCTATCGCCCACAATCGGCAGTTCAGCGCTCGATCTAGGAGCGGTCGTTTATGGGTTCACGACCTAACCGGAGGCGAGCTGCCCGAAAAGCAGATCGAGGATCCGTGTGCGGTCGGCCTCCGTCACCCCGAGAAGCGAGCGCTTGGCGTAGCGAACCGCCTTCGACTTCAGCGACGGACGATCCATGCCTCCTTCCTGGTGGATGCTGGCGACGCGCGACGCCTGCCCCGCGAACCCGACCCAAGCTTCTGTGTCGGTCGAGCCCGCCTTCAGGACGTCAGTGCCACGTAGCTTGCGGAACATCGCCTTGCGACGAATGTGCCCGTTGCGACGAAGCTTGCCCGCTCCCTTGTTCTGTTCCTCGGCGGGCACCGGCAGCCAGCGATCGACCTTGTCCCAGAAGAAGCTTCGCATTCCGCCCGCTTCGATGTCGAAGCCGGTCAGCAGCGGGCCGTCGTGCACCCAGCTCTTCATGGTGACCAGGCGGGGTTCGTTGGAGCCTTTCGGGTAGAGGAACTTAACCGCATGATTGCCCCGTCGGGGCTCTGGCAGCTCCTTGCGCTCCGCAAACGCGCTGCCATCGGGATTTCTCTGGCGGGCGATGCGGTCGCGCTGTGACTTCTGCAGGGCGCGCGAAACCCGGCGCAACGCGCGGCGACGCTCGGCAGGCGAAAGGCTGCGCAGAAGCGCGCCGGCCAGCCTCTCTACCTCCTCGAGGTCGTGGTTCACGCCTGCGGCACCAGCGTGGTTTCGGGCACGGCCACGTCGGTGAGCGCGATCTGCGCCAGGCGTGCGGCCACGCCGAAGCTGTCTTCGACCGGCGCGTCGGGAACGTAGACCATTGCACCCCCCTGGATCCGCACGCGCTCGGACAGCTCGAGGTCGATCGATACGTCGGCGCGGTCGCCGTCGAGTATCTCGGTCTCGAAGGTGAAGGGCTCGTGCGGATCCTTGGCGAGCAGATCCGGCTCGTTGGCTGCGATCCACGTGAGCAGCGGCACCATTAGCGCATTGACGTCGCCGGCATAGTCCTGCGCGACGATGTTGAGGCTGTAGCGATAGGCGAACGACAGCGAGGCGGTGGGGCGGCAGACGAGCCGCCCCTTGTCGACGAACAGGTCTAGCTTGGTAGGATCGGCCGCGAGCGCGGGCACGCTGGCAAGCAGGTGCTGGCGCAGCGAGTGCGGTTTTTTCACCGGCACGCCTCCGGATCGTGCCAGCGGATCAGCCGCACCAGCTGGTCGCCACGTGCGCGGAAGGCACGGGCGAGACGGATTGCGGCCGCACGGACGCCGTCCGGCATCTGCGCCTCGGCATCGAGCGGGAAACCGGCCGGGGCCTCTGGGCAGGCGAGCAGGTGAGCGGGCGGGGTGTCCTTCACCGGGACCGCAACCGGCACCGGCGTCGCAACCGGCACCTCAACGGCGCGGCGCGCGCAGCCCGGCAACGTCGTTGAGAGCAGCAAACCAAGGGCGATCGACGCGGTTCGTAGCGGAAGCTTCGGCATCGGCGTTCTCCATGCGCAGAGCGGCGTCGCGCGCAGCCTCCGCGGCGGTACGGGCAAGGGCAGAGTCGGTGGCGGCCTTGGTCTCGCGGGCGCGCATGGCATCGGCGAGCAGCTGGGCGGTTTCCTGGTCGGATCGCGCCTTGAAGGCAACGGCGGTGGTGACGGCGGTGCGGCAGCGCTGGCCGCGTTCGAAGGTGACCTTCACCGCCTTGCCGTTGCTGTCGACGCGGTCCTCGGCCGAGCCTTCGAACGGGGCGCCGGCGCCGGCGCAGGTGACCTCGGCCCATTGCACCAGGGCGTCGCGCTCGGCGCGGGTTTCCGCGTACTGCACATAGATCCAGGCGGCCACGGCGCCGACGACGAGCAGCGTCAGCCACTCACGCGCCGCGCCGATCGCAGCGAACAGCTTTCTCACGGCAGATCCTTTCGGCAGAGGTCGCGCTCGGCACGGCGGCGGTTGGTGAGCCCGCGCACCACGCGGCCGCCAGCCTTGTTCCACATCAGGAAGGCGTCGCAGGCGCCCGACCAGTCGCCCGCGTTGAAGCGGCGCGCGACGGTGGATCCGCAATAGCCGTTGGTGCCGATGTTGTAGGCGAGTGAGATGGCGGCCGCGAGCTGGTTGGGGTGGCCTTTGAGCCCCGGCGTACAGGCGAGCACCGGTGCGGCATGTGCGGCAAGCTGGCGATCGTAGCGGCCCTCGCAACCCGCCGGCGTCTCGACCATTCCCGGCTTCACGCTGGTTGTGTCGCCGTCGCAGATCGTCCAGACACCGACGATGTCGCGATAGGCGACCAGATGCTCCTTGGCGCCGCTCTCCCAGCTGGAGACGAACGGCGCGACGATCGCGGCGGCCGCAAGGCCGATCGCGGCAATGGTGCGGGTCAGGCGCGCGGGCGCTCGGGTGGCGGTGTCGCTCACTTCGGATCCTTTCGGGCGGGGAGGAAGCGGTCGCGGAGCGCCGCGGGCAGGCCGCCGGCGACGTCGGCCGCGGCAGCAATGAAGCGCGGGGTCGACTTGTAGGCGATCATCCCAGCGGTGAAGCCGATGCCCTGCAGCACGAAGGGGTTCAGATCGACGGTGGCGCCGAGCGCGCGGGTGACGAAAAAGGACACGACGGTGCCGGCCGCGAGCTGGGTGAAGCGTTCCGCCCAGCTGAGCCCCTTCTCATGTGCTAGGCCAACGGCCGAGCCGATCGCCCCAGGCGCGAGGCCGACAACGAACGTCTGCGCGATCTCAAGCCATTCGTGCGGGATCTTCATGCGGTCAGTCCCACAGCTGGAGGAGTTTGACGGTGGCGGGCGCCGCAATGGCGACGCTGGGGACCAGCACGGGCGTGCCGACCGGGAGCACCGGGCCGAGCGCGGCTAGGCCAGGGTTCGCCTCGAGCACGGTGTTGATCGCCTCGGGGCCGAGACCGCAGTCGCGGTGCAACAGCAGGTCGAGCGTGTCGCCCTGCTGCGCGTGGAGCGTGTCGGCCATCAGATCAGCTCGACGTCGGTGCGCGCGCGGCCGAGAATGTCGCGCACGGCATGGATGGCATCGCGGCGCAGCTCGCCGATCGACGGCTGCACCGCGTCGGCATCGCGCTGGCCCGCGCCGGTGAAGTCGACGTCGCGATAGCGCTCGACCAGGTCGGCCTTCGCATAGGCGGCGACCGCGCGCTGGTAGAGCAGCACATAGCGGCTCTGGCCGTCGATCTTGGGCGCAGGCACGGCAGCGAGGCTGGTATAGCCGGCGGCGAGCTGCTGCGCCTTCCAGGCCGCCAGCTCGTTGCCTATGGTGATGATGGCGGCGACGATGGCGGCGCGTAGACGCGGCGCGGTGATGCCGTCCGGGATCCGCTGCTCGTCTTTCACGGCGGCAGAATCCACGTCGGGGAGCCATCCATCATTGGTGACGTGCGCCGGGGCGGCGTCGCTGTCGCTGGGGCCGTTGAAACTGAAACCGGCCATGGCCGTGGATCTCCGATGTTTTCGGGGGTGGGGATCGGAGGAGCGCGGCCCTCAGCCCGAAGGCCCTCCCGCGTCTTGCGATCCGTCCCCGAGCGCCGGGGGCGAGCTTGGTTCAGCCGGTGGTGCCGGCGGGATCGGGTTGCGGCGCGGCTGCCGCCAGCGCCTTCTTGATGGTGCGAATGGTGGTTTTCACGCCGACGCGGTCGTTGAGCTTCTGAGCTGCCTCGAGCGCAACGAGTGCGCGCTGCTGCAGCGCCAGCGTGTAGGTGTCGGCGTTCGCCGGGTGCCGCGCGGTGCGGTCCAGTTCGCAGCCGATCGCCTTCATCAGCTTGGCGCGGACCTGGTCGTACATGTCGATACCGTCGACCAGCGCCTCGACACGCTCGAGCACGGCCAAGTCGAAGGGTTCGCCGGCGGCTTGCGCCTTGATGGCGGCTTCGGCAATCTCCTCGACGATCAGCGTCGGTGCGTCGCGCTCGTAGCGGGTCGGCAGCGCGACGCGGTGGCGCAGCACATGCTCGGCGAGTGACAGCGCGCCGGCATAGTCGCCCACGTCGATGCGCCAGATCATGACGGTGGGCAGAACCTCGCCCGAGATCCCGGCGCCTGCCTCGGCCGAGCCGGCGAGCAGGCCTTCGACCCAGGCGGCATATTCCGGCAGCATCTCGCGCTTGGCCGCGATCTTGTCGGCGACCGACTTGATCTCCTTGAGCCGGCGCAGATCGTGCGTCAGGCGCAGCCCGATCTGGCGAGCCATGGTAGTGGCCGCGCGGTCGACCGGAAGGGGAACGGTCGACCGCGCGGGTGCGTGCCCGCCGCTCGAAGGAACAGCCGCGGCGATTTGCTTAGCCAGGACACGGGCCTGGTGCGTGCGAGCGAGGCTCATTGCGGGTTCCTCGGAACGGCGGGCAATTTCGGGGAGGTGGCGTTAGGCGCCGGCTTCGGCGTCAGCCTCGGCGGCTGCCGCTTCCTCCATGACGATGTTCTCGTAGATCGCGATCAGGCCGTAATCCTCGACGACATAATCTTCGTTCACGCTCTCGAAGTTCTCGACCTGGTCGCGCTTGGGATTGTCGATCACGGCGCGGCGACGAGTGCCGGCCTGGTTGTAGATCGACAGGTTGTCGTAGGTCGTGATGACGACGGTGCCGGCAGGAAAGTTCGGCACCACCGCGGCCAGCTTGCCGCCGATCTTGTCCTGCAGCAGCAGCACGTCGCGGGCGAGCTGCTCGGTGGCGGTGTCGCCGGCGGCGTTCACCAGCGCGAACTTCTTATCGTGCACCAGCTCGTCGGAAACGAACACGACCAGGTCGGTGCGACGACGGTGCTGTTCGTCGAGCAGCTGCAGCGCGTCGAACACCAGCGCGTCGAGGTTGACGTAATCTGCCGTGCCCTTGGCAGAGACGTGGATTGCCGGCACGTGGCCCGCGTCATCAGCGTCGCCGCTGTGCTTGCCGTCGCTCAGGATGCGCGCCGGCGCGTCCTCGCGCGTGTGCTGGATCCAGCCCTTGTTGACGTCCTGCAGCAGCGGATACTTGGTGCGATCGGTCTGCTTGGCGACGTGGGTGCCGTGCCAACCGATAATCATGCGGTCGAGGCCCTGGCGCTTCGTGATCGCGTCGCGGACGATGGTCTGGAACTCGGGCTTGTGGGCCCAGGCGTCGAGCTTGGCGTAGGAAATCGCCGTGTCGAAGTTGGTCTGTTCGCAGCGGTAACGGGTCGCGGTCAGGCCGGTCGGGTCGATCGGCTGACGCTCGCCCTTCGACGTGTCGGTGCGGCCAGCGATCGTGCTGGTGATGCCGACGCCGACCTTTTCGCCTTCCTGCTCGGTAACGGTGACGAAGTTGATCTTCGACAGGAACTCGCTCGAGGCCTGGGTCTTTTCCTCGAGCTTCTGCGCGACCGAGGGGGCGACGGTGAACTTCTCGGCGGCCGAGGGGACGCTGGAGAGGAGCGCGATCTGGCTCACATAGGAGTTGAAGGCGAGACGGGTGGTGTTGCGCATGGGTGCGGCTCCGGAGGGCGTGGCTGGCTAGGGGCGAAGGTGCGGTGGGATCAGCAGTCGGTGACGATCGCGGTGCCGGCGCCGGTTGCGGGCTTTCGGCTGAAGGTGCCGGGCACCTCGGTGCTCGCGAGCTGCTCCTCGAGCTTGGTGAATCGAGCATCCATCGCCGTCTGCGCGTCGGTGACGGGCTTGAGCGCGTCGGCTACCGTCGTGGCCACTTGCGCTCCAAGCGCAGAAATCGCGGCCGAGAAGTTGTCGTTCGCCGCATCCTTGAGCTTCGGCTCTTCCACGACCGGCGGCTTTTCGTCCGCCTTGCCGCCAGTGATGCGGGCGGCGGCGGCCGAGAACATGGCGACGATGCTATCGGCAAGCGTGACGCTCGCGGGGGCCGCTTCGAACTCGATCACGGCCGCCTCATCGGCCGCCGCGAGACGGTGCCGGGCGCAGCGCGCGAGAACTTCAGCGCCTGGGTGCCGACGCTTGCCGGCGTGTCGGTGAAGGCGAGGCCGACCAGCCCGACCTTGCCGCAGCCGGCATAGCTGTCGGTCAGTTCGACCGAGGGGAACGGCTTCTGCTCAGCCTTGGCGAGCTTCACCAGCTGGTCGTTGGCATCGACCTGGCAATAGAGCGCGCGGCGCTTTTCGACCTTGCCGTCGATCGTGATGTCGACGTCTTCGGCCTTGACCGCGACCACGCTGCCATAGCCGTTGAACGGCGGCTCGGGGCTGTAGCCAGCGATATGCTCGATGTTGATGCGCGGCCTGTAGGTATCGACGTGGAAGGTCTCGACGATCTGGTCGATCATCTCCGGCGTGATCTTGCGGCCGTCGCTGATGGTGTTGCCGGAGACGAAGGCGCGGAAAAACTTGCTCTTGGTGCCCATGGCGGTGCGGTCCTCGTGGGGTCGTTCGGTGCTACCGGGCTGACGCCCGCGATCTGAGCCCCAGACAGGCCGAAAGGCGCCGCGCTTCTCAAGCGAGCGGATTTGTGGAGAGCGTCTCCACAAGAGCGGGCGGGTGATCGTGCGACGACGTGCACGGCAAGGTCGCGCCCGCCATGTCGATCCTATCCGACCCTTCCTTCGTTCCGCCCGAGCGCCAGGCGCGCAGCCTCTACTGGCGCGGGTGGGGCGTGACCCAGATAGCCGAGGAGCTGGGCCAGCCCCGCCCCACGGTGGAGAGCTGGCGCCGGCGCGGCGGATGGGACGCGGCGCCGTCAATCGCGAAGCTCGAGGATTGCCTCGAGACGCGGTGGATGGCGCTGGTCGCCAAGGTCAAGAAGACAGGCGAGGATTACAAGGAGATCGACCTGCTCGGGCGGCAGGTCGCGGCGCTGGCGAAAGTGCGCCGGTACGAGGCGCCAGGCGGGCACGAGGGCGACCTCAACGACAAGGTTGCCAACCGCAACGCCGGCGAGCGCAAGCCCAAGAAGAAGCCCAACCACTTCACCGCCGAGCAGGCGGAAAAGCTGCGCGAGATCTTCCTCGATCAGCTGTTCGGCTATCAGGAAACGTGGTGGGAGAACCTGTCGCGGCGCACGCGCATGATCCTCAAGTCGCGCCAGATCGGCGCGACCTACTACTTCGCGTTCGAAGCGCTGATGGACGCGGTCGAGAGCGGGCGGAACCAGATCTTCCTGTCAGCCTCTAAGGCGCAGGCGCACCAGTTTCGCAACTACATCATCGCGTTTGCCAAGCAGGCCGGCGTCGACCTGAAGGGCGACCCGATGCTCATCACGAGCGAACTGCGGCCGGAGGGCGAGGCGGCGGCCGAGCTGCACTTCCTAGGCACCAACTTCCGCACCGCGCAGGGGCGCTCGGGCAACTTCTATTTCGACGAGTTCTTCTGGGTCCACGGCTTCGAGGAGCTGAACAAGGTCGCCTCTGGCATGGCGACGCACAAGCGCTGGCGGAAGACGTACTTCTCGACGCCTTCGACCGTGGCGCATCCGGCATATCCGTACTGGACGGGCGAGAGACGCAACCGCCGGCGCAAGAAAGAGGACCGGGTCGAGATCGACGTCGGTCACGCGGCACTGAAGGACGGACGGCTGTGCGAGGACAAGGTCTGGCGCCAGATCGTGACCGTGCAGGACGCGATCGACGGCGGCTTCGACCTGGTCGACCTGGACGAGCTGCGCGACGAATACGCTGAGGACGAGTTCGCCAACCTGTTCGGGTGCGTGTTCGTCGACGACAGCCTGTCCGCCTTCAAGTTCAACGACTTGGTCAAGCTCGGCTGCGACAGCCTGGTCGAATGGGAGGACTTCGATCCCGAGGCGGCGCGGCCCTATGACAACCGGCCGGTCTGGGCGGGATATGATCCGCAGAACAGCGAGACCGGCGACAATGCCGCCCTGGTGATCGCGGCACCGCCGGCGTTCCCGGGCGGGCCGTTCCGGATCCTCGAGCGCCACCAGCTGCGCGGGCTCGACTTCGAGCAGCAGGCCGAGTTCATCAAGGGCATGCTGTCCCGGTACAATTGCACGTACCTGGGCATCGATGCGACCGGCGTCGGCGCCGGCGTCTACCAGCTGCTCGCTAAGCCCGAGAGCGGGATCAAGGGCGTCACCAAGATCGAATATTCGCTCGAGGTAAAGGCGGGCATGGTGATGAAGGCGCAGAACGTCGTGCGCCGTGGGCGCCTGGCGTTCGACAGCTCGCACCTCGACATCGTGTCGTCGTTCATCTCGATCAAGAAAACCGCGACCACCAGCGGGCGCAACGTCACCTTTAAGGCGGGCCGCGGCGGCGAGGACGGCCATGCCGACATCGCCTGGGCGGCCATGCACGTCCTCATGAACGAGCCGCTGGACGGCAAAGAGAAGCCCAAGGGCTCGATGGAGATCTTTTGATGTCGAAGCGAACCAAGGTGCGGGCGATGGCGCGCGCGGAGACGGCACACGCGGCGCCGGGCGCGCTCGTCGCGAACGACAACGGCCCCGCGATCGACGCCTTCAGCTTCGGCGATCCGGAACCGGTGCTCGATCGCCGCACGATCCTGGACATGCTCGAGACGTTCGACAACGGCCGCTGGTACGAGCCGCCGGTGCCGCTCGACGGCCTCGCCCGCGCCTATCGCGCGAGCCCGCACCACAGCTCGGCGATCCAGCTCAAGCGCAACCTGCTGGTCAAGTATTTCGAGCCATCGGTGCTGCTGTCCTCCAAGGACTTCACCGCCGCGGCGCTAGACTTCCTGATTTTCGGTAACGCCTATTTCCTGAGGCGGACGAACCGCCTGGGCGGCGTGATCCGGCTCGAGCACGTGCCCGCGAAATACGTGCGTCGCGGTGTCGAGCCAGGCGTGTTCTGGTGGGTGCCGAACGCGCGCGAGGCGGAGCCGTGGGCGCCGGGCGAGGTGCTCCAGATCCAGCAGCCCGACATCAACCAGGAGCTGTACGGCGTGCCGGAATATTTGAGCGCGCTGCAGTCGGCGCTGCTCAATGAGGCGGCGACGCTGTTCCGGCGCCGCTACTACCTCAACGGCTCGCACGCCGGCTTCATCCTGTACGCGACCGGCGAGATCGACACCAAGGACACCGATGCGCTGAAGACCGCGCTCAAGCAGTCGAAAGGGCCGGGCAATTTCCGGAACCTGTTCGTGCATGCGCCCAACGGCAAGGAAGGCAGCATCAAGATCCTGCCGATCGCCGAGGTAGGCGCGAAAGACGAGTTCCTGGGCATCAAGAACGTGACCGCCCAGGACATGCTCGCCGCACACCGCACGCCGCCGCAGGTGCTGGGGATCGTGCCGGCGCAAGGATCGAGCGGGTTCGGCAATCCGCTTCAGGCGGCGGACATGTTCTTCGACCTTGAGATCGAGCCGCTGCAGGTCGCCTTCACCGAGGTGAACGCCTGGCTGGGTCGCGCCCTTGTGACGTTCCGGAAGCGCATGAACGCCGCGGCCGCCTGACTAATTTCGGCCGGGTGTCGGCACCGGCAACTAACGCCCGCTTTCTTCCATGAACGGTCTGCGGCGCTCAGCAGCCCGCCGCATTTTCCACGCTACGAGCGCATCGAGACACAGTGGCGTGCCCACGATCTGGGTTCTCACTGAAGCTCAGGAAATCTGCCGACGGCGGCCCACTTGGTTCCCGGTGCGATTCCCCAGAATTTCGGGTGCGCAGCTTGCGATCTTCACGCAGTCCCGCGGCAAGGGCCTCCCCCGCCGAGGCCGCCGCTGCCGCGTCCGCTATCAATCTAACATTGTCGAGCGTGGCGCGCGCGAGAGTGCCCGATGGTGTGCGCCCTGAGCGCGACAGAAGGCCGACGAGGGCTGCATGGCAGCGCCTTCGACGGAGACGAGGAAGGCGGTCAGCCCTTTTTAGCTGGCTGCGCAGGTGGCGTGCCCTTTAGCGAGGGATTGGAAGCGTTCTGCTTTGGAGGCCCCGCCTTCTTCGGTTTGCGCGCCTCGCGATTACCGCGCTGTTGTTCTTTGGCCATATTTTAATCCTTAAAACTTGGCCCAGACGGGCCCACGAAGAGGTGGTCGGTGCCGAAAAGCGAAAGGATTGGGCGAGACCCTGAGGCCGGGCGCCGTCCGAAGTGTGCATGCGCCGCTTTCTCCGTCTCTGCAGTCTGCTTGTCAGCGGCGACACTGCTTCGCACGAGCCGAACGAAACGGACGTGGGGGATGGTTGGCACGAGCAAGCTCCGCCTCAGAGCGGGAGCATGAAGAACTCTCAGTCGCAGCCAAGCTCAAGAGGGGCGGTGCGATAAGCGTGTATATGGGGGGGCAATGCTATTGTGCCAGCCCCACGCTCGGAAGCGGAAATTGCTTGCAGCCACGCTTCCGTGAGCCTGCCCGTGTACGGATCGGGAGCGATCGCTGCTGCGCTGTACCCCTGTCGCTCCGCGAGGTGGCGATTGGAGCCCCAGCGCCGTCGTGACGTTTGCGCGAGCGTACTACCGCCGTGAGCGCCTTCGATTCCGCTTTTCGCACTATTTACCTGTCGGCAGTGCCCGTCAGCAATGCCGTAGCCCCCTGCCGGTCCACTGCACGAGAAAACAGATAGCCTTGGCCAAGCATGCAGCCCAGAGACTCGAGGTGTCGGGCCTGAGCCTCAGTTTCCACGCCTTCGGCTATGACGCGGATGTCCAGCTTGCCGGCGATGCGGATTAGCCCCTCGATGATCGCCTCGCTGGCGTCGCCAGGCGCTAAACGGTCAACGAAGCTTTTGTCGATTTTGATTATGTCGACAGGGACGCTCAATAGGTGTGTGAGCGAGGCGAAGCCGGTTCCAAAATCGTCAAGCGCGACGCGGAGACCTTTAGCCCGCAATGCCTCGACAGCACTCTGCACTATCCGGTTGTCCCGCCCCATGTACACGGACTCGGTCACTTCGAGGATCACGTGGCTCAGGGGAACGCCCTCGGCGCCGAACGCCGTTTCAAGGACCTGATCCACTGCCCCATGCATGTCCGCAGACGATACGTTGATGCCGACGTGCCCGAACGGAATTCCAAGGTCGAGCCAAGCACGGACGTCGCTCGCGACAAGAGACATCATGCGTGCGGTCAGCGCCGTCGCAACATGAACATCGGTGGTGGCCTCGTGAAATGACGCCGCTGTGATAATTCGCTCCCCCAGCCTCAACCGGCATAGAGCCTCCAGCCCTACCACCTCACGGGTGCCAAGCAGAACAATCGGCTGATAGTGTGCTTCGATCCTGTTCTCCCGAAGCGCGGTGTCAACGGACTGGATCGCTTCTAGCCGACGTGTGATGCTGGTGCCGATCCCAGGCCAGTATTGAACAAAGCCGCCGCGGCCGCTTTCCTTCGCGTGGTATAGGGCGAAGTCGGCGTTCTGTCGGACACGGTCAGCCGTGCGATCCTCCTTCGAAAAAAGTGCGCCGCCGATCGTGGCTCGTGGGACCACGACATGGCCTCCACAATCAGTCGGCCTCATGAGCGCGCTCAAGATACGCTCTGCCAATTCGCCGAGGTCTTGGAGCGCGTCTGCGGATTGCACAATTACCGCAAACTCATCTCCTCCGATCCTAAAGCTCCGGTGAGGAAAACTGGCCTGCCAAATGCGAGCACTCGCAACCCTCAGCAGACAATCGCCGGTATGATGTCCAAAGGTGTCGTTGACGACCTTTAGGTTGTCGAGATCCACGGCGAGGAGTGCCCACGTTTCGGGTACCTCGCAGGGCAATGCGGCAAGAACTGTTTCGAAGGACGCGCGGTTCGGCAAGCCAGTGAGCGCATCGGTATACGCCTGCCGCTCTCGTTCAGCGACGCGCTGGTGGCGTTCGATCGCGATGACGGCGAGGGGGATGAATACTTGGACGATCCGCTGTTCGGCCTCGGTTGGGCCGCGGCATTCGCGGAAATAGAATGCAAAGGTGCCGATTGGAGCACCTTCAGAGTCGAGTATGGGACTGGACCAGCAAGCACGGAGGCCGATTGGAAGCGCGAGGTGCTTAAATTCCGCCCAGAGCTCGTCGGCTTCGATATCCACCACTGTTATGGGTGTGCGAAGGTAGGCGGCGGTGCCGCACGAACCGACTTTTGGCCCGATTGCCACGCCTTCGAGTGCAGCTGAATATCCGTCAGGGAGGCTGGGCCCGGCGAGCGGATGGAGCAAACCCGCCGGATCTACTGTCAGGATCGAGCAAATCACGCCGGGTACTAGCTTTTCAGCCTCGATGCACAGGCGTGTGGCGGCTCGCTCGAGGGCTTCCCCCCTCGCAATCATCTCCAGAATGGTGTTCTGCAGTTGTAGAAAAGGTTGCATTGAAGCTGTGCCATCACGACGGCCGCCCGGTATATCCGGCCGGTCATGGATGCGTGGACGGTTTTGTCTTTCCAATAGGTTATCATTTGCGAAAACGAGAACGGCCGGCGTCCGGCGCAGCTTTCCGAGTGGTGGCCACGCCGATGGGCGAGCGGATCCCACGGTTGAGTGGGCCGCGGGGTGCCGAGCCGGTCTGCGCGCGCCCCAAGAACACGCTTTACACCCCGCCTCGCCCGCGAACTTTGCGTGGCGCTTTTGATGCAAGATCCGGAGAGGGGAGCGCCCTTAGGGAAACTGCCGCGGATGCCCGCAATTTCGCGCCCGTCAGGTGTTTCACTTTGATGCCGCGATGCGCCTTCGGCAAGGGCTACGTGCGAAGGCGTGGCACGGCCGTTGCTAGGATGCGCAGGATGCCCAAAAAAAGACCCCGATCTCATGAGAGACCGGGGCCAGTTCCATGTAGCGCCTACTGACAGGCCATGGCCGACGTTAGTTGGTCACGTACACCGGTCCGCCGGCAGCGCGGACGTACAGTGCCCGGCTGCCGAGAGCGGCAACGGCGCTCCCGTTGTCGGCATACGTCGGTAGGCCGTCCGGAACGCGGACGAGCCCCTCGAGTTGCGGATTACGCGCACGGAACCCCGGGGTGGCGTTGTTGGTGGCGCTCCGGAAGACGGGATAGGGGCTCCCGACCAGCATCGCGCCGTTGCTGACTCGGAAGAGGGATGCCGGGGTGGGGCGGTTGGTATCCGCCTCGATCAACAGATTCGAGTTGCCAGGGTCGACGAAGTTGTGCGCGAACACCCCCGATGGCACCAGGACGAGCGGAACGGTGTTGTTCGCCGGCTTCAGAGTGTTCCGGTCGTACTTGATGTACGACGCCTCACCTCCGCTTGTGCCGAACAGGAACCCGGCCGTGGTGAACCCATCAATGAGATTGTCGAAGAGCCCGACTTCCATCGCGCCGCTTGCACCGATACCTGCGGCACAGTTGCGGATGATGTTGTCACAAACGACGATACCGCGCGGCGTCCCGTGGATCTGGTTGATGTGGACGCCTTCCCGGGAGCCTTCGATCACGTTGTCCGACACCAGGGTATAGGTAATCGTCTCGGGGAAGATGCCGACGCCGGGATTGTCGCGGCAATGGTTGCCCCGGATCGTCACCCGCGCCGTGGTCGCCGCCTGAGCTCCACCAGAGTTGCTGTCGCCGTAAACGTCGATGCCGTTGTCACCGTTCGAATACACGGAGTTCCCGGAAATCATCAGGTCAACGGCCTGGCTCGACTGGATGCCGATATAGGCGTTGTGGTGAACGATGCAGTCTTCGATCCAGAGATCATGGGCAAGATTACTCGGCTGCCCCACGAGCTGGATACCCTGTCCGAACGCATTGTACGATGCGACTGCCTGAACGCGGATGCGGCTGCATGTCAGGCCGTCGAAGAAGCCAAACAAGATGTTTCCGCCGTTCGCCGGGAGAGGATTGTTGCCCGAAGAGAAACCGGGAATGTTGGCTCGATTACCATCCACGGAGAATGCCTCGAGCGTAACATCGTCCAGGTTTTCCCCTGCGCCAATCACTCGCGCAATAGAGCCCGGGCCGGGGAAGGGATCATTATCCCGCACCCGCAAAATCGTGCCGAAGCCGTCACCAACAAGCTTGATGTGCGACCGCATCAACAGGCAATACAGACCAGTTACTCCCGACCTCAGCCGATAAGACAGCTTGTAGGTTCCGGCTGGAACATAAACAGTGCCACCGCCCGAGGACGCAACAGAGTCAATCGCGCTCTGGATGGCAGCCGTGTCATCACTGACGTTGTCACCCTTGGCCCCGAAGTCACGAACATTCACATACGACATGAAGTGTACTCCCACAGACGCTGCGCACATAGTGCACCGCGTCGCCAGAAGCGGAACATCATCGTTCCGCTATGGAGAACAGAATAGGAACAAATCCAACATTGCAAATCCTATTTTGCCAAAGTGGTTAAAAAAGTGAGGTGGATCACTTCCATCGCATATGCGGCACGCGCGAGCTGTGTGCCCCGGCAGTAGGATTTACTGCACAGGCTCGCCTCAGAACTGTGGGAACTCTCGTCAGGGCGGTGGAAAAGTCCATCGACCACCGGCCTCAGGGCGACGGTGGCCGCTTCCGCTTAGCCGGAGCCTGAATAGCCGCCGCGAGTCGCAGGTCGATCAGACGACGCGATTGTTCGCCCCGCTTAGGTCGCACCCATGAGATCGTCGGAGGGCGTAAACTTGTCCATTCGCCAGCTTGAAGCACAGCCGTCATCTGTAGGAAAGGCTCGGACGTGTAAGGTCGCGGCGGCGGGTGGTCCGCTCCGCCGATGCGACGATATCGCGTGTACGTCGCTCGCGGTTTCTCGGCACGGATCGTGCTCGCTGCCCGCCGGCAGCCCGTGGCGGCGCAAGCCGCCGCGCTCCGACAGCCGGGCCTTGGCAGTCCGGTCGGGTGATTGGTTCATTTCGGCTTTAGGGGGCTATCAAGCTGCGCACGCCGAAGGCGTTCCTTTCAAGCTTAATTCCCTTTCGAGGGAGACAGGCTATTTTTCATACTCGGGCTGGCCTCAAAGACGGCGCGGCCCAAGGAGGCAAGCGCCAGCTGGACGGGCGTAGGAGCCGCCTGGGGCGCTGCTTCGGACGTGCTCGGGGAAGGGGCGGGCGAGGCCGGCGCTGGCTTGCGGATCATCTGGCGGGCCCTCTGGTTGCGGTACAGCTGGTTGAAGCGCGCCAGGACGCGGCTGGGCAGGCGCGCGAGATCGACAAAGTACGCGTTGTTGATTTGCTTGCGCCGGGGGCCCTGATCTTCAAGACGGATCTCAGTTCGCCGCACCCAGTCCAGGAAGCCATGCTTGCGCAGGCGCTTCAGGGCCTCAACGATCGTCTGCCGCACAAAGCCGGTTGCGCGTTCCAGCTGCGAGAGGGCGGGGTCGATCTCGCCAGTTTTGAAGTCGTGCCAGTGGTTGCGGAGCACTTCCTCGAGCACGCGGATACCGGACAGGCGCAGCGGCCGCGGATTGCCGACGTTGCGCTCCTCCAAGTCGAACTCACGGGCTGTGCGCAGCAGCGAATCTACAAAGGCAAGAGTGCCGGCCTGGGTACCATCGGCGCATCGCTTCGCTACCTGCGCCCGCCGATCATTCACGTCATAGCTGTTGCGGTGGATCGGACGATCGGCCGCGCGCTCTTTTCCGGAGAACTTGGCAGAAACGCTCCGCACAAGGTTGCGAGTGCTGCGCGCGATCGTGCGCGCGTTGGTGGTGTGGGTATCGGACAA